CGTACGGTCCTCACGCCTGCATCCGTCCGGCGCGGGCCTCGCGGTCACCACGGCCGACCCGGCGGGTCAGTTCGCGGCTCAGCAGGGTGTTGCGCAGTTCGGCGGAGGAGTGCAGGGCCTGGACCATCTTGCGGTAGGCGTAGGCGGCCGTCTTGGCCTCCTGGGCCTCGATGTACTCCGGGTCCTCGTACGCCTTCGCCTTGGCCTGCGTCACTGTCTTCTGGCCCGCATTGCGGACGGCGGATAGGGCCTTATGTTGTTCGAGTGTGTCGACGCACGACTTTTCGTCCACCTCCGCCGCTGCCAGTCGGCTGCCCGTGTACTCCACCCACGCTGTCGTCCTGGCGAACAGCGCCATCAGTTCGCCGTCGCCGAGTTCGGTGGGATCCGCTGGAAGTTCTGGCGCGTCGCCCTCCGGCTTCGGAGGCAGGAACAGGTCCTCCCGCTCCAGACGCTTCGTCGCCCTCTGGCTCGGGCTCAGGACTGCTTCCCAGCCCCTGCGTGCTACCGCTCTGGTCATCTGTGGTGGTCTCCCAGCAGTGCGTGAAGAATGGGCATTCGGTCTTGCAGACCTTCTTGTCCTGGCCGCAGAAATCCGGCCGGGGCGGTGGCTTGCCCTTCTTCAGGGCGTATTTGATGTCGAGCGCGGACTCGAAAAGCGGCTCGGCGATCTCCGGGTTGTACTGGACGACGAATTCCTTGTGGGCCTGCGTCGCCTTGTACTCGTAGAGGAATATGACCTTGTCGAAAGGCAGTCCCATCTCCTGGCAGAGCCGCAGATAGATCTGGGTCTGGCGGATATGGCTGCCGAAGGGACGCCGCAGCGCCTTCCACAGGCCGTCCAGGTCGATTACGGTCTTGCCGTCCTCGGTCTTCACCGTGTACTCGCGCAGCAGTTCGGGCTGGTCGAAGCGGACGGTTCCGATGCCGACGGACTTGATCTCGATCAGGGCTTTCAGGTCCTCGATGGCGCCGTCCTCGTGCCCGGCGATCAGGAACTCGGATTCGGCCTGGACGGGGACCTCGGCGTAGTCCAGGTAGACCGGGAGGGTCGCGAGGCTGGTGCGGTCGCGGCAGGACGGGCAGGTCTTGCGTCCGCCTGTGCCCATCTCCCAGTAGTCGCACACCGGGCACTTCCACTTGCCCCACAGGCGGTCCATCTGCTGGAGCCACTTCTGCCACTTCGCGTGGATCCCGTGGCCCTCCTCGAAGACGGCCTCCAGTTGCGCGGAGAACGAGCGGCCCTTCTCGGGGGAAACCCCCGCCAGCCTGTAGTAGGTCTGACGGGGGCACCAGTCGCTCTTTGCCATCTCGCTGGGGTGGATGATGTCCTGCCGACGGTCGGTCGGCTTGCCGTGCTGGTCGAGCAGGTGCTTGTGGATGTCACCGAGGAGGACGGACCTACTCTTCTTCGACTCCGCCAGCGCTGCCATCTTCCCCGTCGCCTTCGTCGTCGAGGTCTTCCGGCGCGACCCGGTCCGGCCAGACGCGGACGAGGTCTTCGCGGGTCGGGGCATTGTCGAAACTCCAGTCTTGCTTGGGGACGAACCTCCTGATGTAGGCCCGCTCCAGGACGGTGAGCCCGCCCCAGACGCCGTAGTGCTCGTTGTTGACCAGAGCGAATTGGAGACACTGTTCTCGCAGCGGACACACCCGGTCGGTATAGGTGCCGTTGCAGACGTGCTTGGCCTCGGTCTCCTCCCCGGTGCCGTCTCCGAAGAAGTCGTCGTGGTCCCTGGTCGGCCGGAACTTCCGGCAGGCGGCTTCCTTGTCCGGGTTCCCTCCGCCGTCCCATTCGGGGGCGTTGAGGCGCAGGTGCATTACCACGACAGCACCTCGTCGGGGTCGGCGTCCGGAAACGCCTTGGTATTAAGCGTGAGGAATGTTTCCTCGCTCATCACGATCCAGGTCCTTCCGCTGTCCATCTGGATCCCGAAGAGCATTTCCCTGCCGTCGAGGAGGGCCTGTTTCTCTGCGGTCTGGAGTTCTGCGTCTTTCAGGGGGTACTGCTTCTTGCCGGTGACCTTGTATTCGACGGAGTACTCCGGGGTCCGTACGTCGTTCTTCCGGACCCAGCCGTTTCCGCTGCCCGCGTTAACCGTCCCGCCGAGGAGTGCTGCTCCCCGCCTCTCCTGCTTCTGGGATTTCTTCAGCATGTCCGCCATAGGACTTCTCCAGGAGGTCGGTGAGGATGAGGAACTTCTTGTGGGCGCGGCCCTGGCGCCGGGAGTACCGGACGCCGAGGATCACGACGTAGAGGGCCGCGAAGGCCAGGAGGAGGGAGAGCAGGGCCACCATCAGGCGGCCTCGGTATTAAGCGCCTCGTCCTCGGCCTTGGGCCGTCGGGTGACCTTCTTGGTTCCGGCCGTCTCGGCGGCGTCCAGGTCCTCTTCGGAGATGGACCGCTCGTCGACCTTCTTGGAGGCGATGAGGATCTTCTCGTAGAGGGTTTCCTGGAGGTCCAGGTCCTGGCGGATGTGGTCGAGCATGGGGTCCTTGCCCTGCCAGCGCAGGACCGGCTTGCCCTTGTCGTCGTACTCCCCGGTGTCGATCTGGAAGTAGGCGCCCTTGCGCTGGATGACGTCGAAGAGGATCCCCATGATCATGATCTCCTTCACGATGTCGTAGTCACCGCGAGCGAAGTTCAGGTACGGGGCGGAGCGGAAGTAGAAGTCGATCGTCGCGGTCTGCTGCGGGGCGGCCGACTTGTTCTTGATCGTCTTGACCTTGATGACCTGGCCGACGTTGACCTTGCCCTTGCCCGGCCGGGACTCCTGGATCCACTCGTCGCGCCGGACCTCGACGCGGGTGTAGAACGCGTAGTTCTTGGCGTTGCCGCCCGGGGTCGTGGTCGGTGTGCCGTGGGGGCTGAACTTGCCGATGGCGTCACGGAACTGGTTGATCACGATGCCGAGCAGCGGCCGGTCGTCTTCGTCCGTCATGGACCGCTTGGTGGCCGCCCCGCTCTTGCGGAAGAACTTGCCGGTGAGGCGGGCGCCGAGCGCCATGACGGCTTCGTCCATGTCCTTCTCGGACTCCTCGTCGGCGATGAGTGCCGGGTAGGAGTCGAGGACGATCATGTCGACGGAGCGGGACTCGGCGAAATCCAACATCGTCTGGTAGGCGAACTCCATGGCCTGCGTGGGGACCACCAGGACGCGCTCGTTGTCGACGCCCAGCGCGGTGGCCTGGTCGACGTCGTAGTGCTCTGCGGCGATCCACAGGGCGGTGAAGTTGGGGTCCTTCTTCTGGTTGGCCGCGACCGTCTTGAGGACGAGGGCGGTCTTGCCGTTGCTCTCCCGCCCGATCACCTCGACCCACTGGTTGCCGGGCCAGCCACCGCCGAGGGCGATGTCGAGGGAGAGGGAGCCGGAGGTGAAGCGCTTGGCCACCCGCATCTCGGAGGCGAAACAGACCGCGCCCGGGTGGGCCTTGTTGATCTTTGCGATGAGCGCGAGGGCTTCCTTGCCGGGGCCGCCCGCGTTGGTATTAAGTGCCATGTGTGTGGTGTCTTCCAATCCCGTAATGCCGAAGCCGTAAAGCAGAACCGGTAGTCCCCATACCGTAATCGGTCGGGAACTACCGGTCCAGCCATGTATCAACTAGTCAGAGCAAGATCTTTTGATGAGTTTCAGGTGGTCACGAGGTCGACGACCTCACACGCACCCGCGACGCAGGCCAGTTCCTGCGAGCCCGTGGTCTGGTCGTAGGTCTCGTAGAACGCGAGGTCCGTCCACTCGACCCGGTACTCCTTGGCCGCCAGCGCCTCGTACTCCTCCTGCGTGATCTCCTCGTACGGCGCCTGGACGTACGTGTGCTCGCTGAAAGGCAGGAAGGAGACGCCGGAGATCTCGTCCAGGTGCTCCCACACCCACTCGCCGACCTGCTCCCACTCGTGCTCGCGGACGCTGATGGTCACCGACGGCTTGTGCTCGCACCAGTGCCGCTGGAACGCCAGCCACAGTTCCAGGTGCTCGATCGCACTCACGTCGTCCCGCACGAGGGCCGTGGCGCCAGCCTTCTGCGGGAAGGTGAACACCCACGCGGAGGAGTTGTAGGAGTCCTCCTCCTTCGGCAGGCCCGCGTCACTGAGCACGAACGCGATCGGGTCCTTCTTGTCCACCCGCACCCGGCGCTTGTAGAACTTCGCGTGCTTCTGGTGCAGGCCGGACTCACAGTCGACCAACTGGGACACGGTGCCGCTGGGCTTGTTGCAGGTGGTCGCAGCCGAGCGCGGGATACCGATGCGGTCGGCCTCCGCAGCGTTGGCATCGACGACCTCCCCGCGCAGGCCCTCCAGCAGCACCTCGGTGGCGCTGAGGTTGATCGTGCCGTTGGTCCAGCGGTTGCTGTAGACCCCCGTGAGGGAGACACCCAGCAGCCGCTCCTCCTCCGCGTTCTTCTTCCACTCCTCGCGCAGGTACGGGTAGTCCGTCAGCGTGGACTGCCAGGTGCCGAGGACGGCCGCCAGGCGCACCTTGCGGGTCAGGTCCTGGGGGGTGTCGGTCTCCCGGACCACGACCTCGGAGAGGTTGCAGAAGGAGAACGGCCGCAGAATGATCTCGCTACAGGGGTTGGTCCCGTAGTCCGTGTCGGCCTCCCGCTTGCCGAACTTCGCTGCCTGCCGCTGCGCTGCGCCACGGTGGAAGATGCCGCGCTCACCGGAGCCGGACGCGACGAGGAAGTCCCACTCCTGGTTGAACTCCTCGTAGCGCATGCCGTCGGTGTAGACAGCCGAGTTGTTCGACAGGGCGCGGTAGGGGTGCTCGACCCACCACTCCCCGCTCTTCGCCTCGGCCATCTCGCGGTCGTCCAGGTCGGACAGGGAGATCATCGCGGAGCGCCGTACGCCACCGACGACCACGACGGAGGCGATCTTGCAGGCGATGTCGTGGACCTCGATCGGCCGGAACTTGCGACCGGCGGCCTGCTTGAACTTCTCGACGGTGAAGGCGAACAGTTCTTCCAGCGGACCCGGACCGGAGGCTCGCCCTCCGAAGGTATTAAGACGGGCGCCAGCCGGACGGACCTCGGACAGGTCCCAGTGGCAGTACTCGCCGTTCCACAGGGAGGTGAGCAGTGCACGGAAGGCCAGGCCCCAGCCCTCCTTGGAGTCGGCGACGGGGATGTAGACGGCATCGTTGAAGGTGATGGTCTCGGGGACGGCCGGGAGTTGGTCGGTGTACTTCCGCTCGACCGAGTAGCCGACGCCGGTTCCGTTCATCAGGACGTACAGCAGCTCGTCCAGAGCGCGGGCGTCCTTCAGCGGCAAGTAACTGCAATTGAACCCGGCGATGTTCGAGCGGTCCAGGGCGGGACCGGCCGTCATGACCGCACGCATGGACGGCATGACCTCGTGGTTGAGGATGGCCGCGTGGATCTCGTCGACCACGGCACGGTCGGGGGTGTAGTCGTGCTTGTCCTTCAACTGGCCGAGCATGAACGTCACGTAGCGGGCGACGGTCTCGGACCAGGTCTCGCGCCGGTTCTCGTCGTCGATCCAGCGGCTGTATCGCGATTTCGCGATGAAGGAGCGGTAGGGATCGGAGAGGTCGCCGGAGGGGGTGAGCAGGGAGGTCACCAGTAATTCCATTCAGTAGTGGTGCGGCAGGGAGGAGTGGGCGCTAGACCGAGCCGTCGGCCCTGATGATGGCGCCCGGGTTGTAGTTGCTTCGGCCTCCCAGACCGCCCGAGGCGACCTGCTTGGCTGGGGTGGCGGGGCCGTCTCCTCCGCTGCCGGACGGGAGTCCAGCGGTGCTCTGCTGGAAGCGCGGGTTGTAGCCGCACTCGTAGCACTGCGCCATCGCGTTCATCATGCCGACCGGGCGGAAGTAGTTCGTGCCCTGGCAGTCCGGGCAGTGGGTGTCCTGCTTGGCCACCATCGCTCGGGCCGGGGCCTTCTGCTGGGGTTCTGGCACTGTCTGCTGGACCGGCTGCTGCGGGGGGTAGGGCTGCTGTTGCGGGGAGGCCCACCATGGGCCGCCGATCTGCTGTTGCTGCTGGACCGGCGCCGGGGCCGGGGCCGGGGCGGCCGGTCGGGCCGCCCCCAGTTTGTTAGCCCAGAAGTTGGTCACCGAACTGCACTCCATCCGAATACGTGATGATTCCCATGTCGAGGAGATTGGCGAGGACCGCCACCACTCCGGCGCGGACGACGACGGAATGATGCCGCTGGAGAACTGCGGCGGTTTCCTCGTCCACGGAATTTCCGGAGTTAACCAGCATAGCCGAGGCAGTAATGCCGGAAACTAGCGGGATGAGCAGCGCTAGCATTTCCTTCAGCGGCGTGAGTTGTTCTATCCGGTCGTGGCTGGCCTCGTGCTCCATTTCGGAGACTTCCGCACTGTCGGGGCTGAGTCCCATGAGCGGGAGCAGTGCCTCGACCTCGCTGCACGGGACGATGTCCCAGGCCAGCCGCTTGGTGAGCATCTGCGGGGTGTAGAGGTCGACCTGGAGGTCGTCCTCCTCGGTATTAAGGATGTCGGGTATGTCGTCGTCGTTCTTGCGGCTGAAGATGCCCATTTACTTTGCCTCCGACCAGCGGTCCACGATCTTCACGTCCGACGAGAGTGGGACGCGCAGGAGTTTCTGGATTCCTTCGCCGAGCATGGCTTCCCGAACCAGGTCGGCGCATTCCTCGGCCCGGTCCTCCGGCGCGAGCGTCACGAGTTCGTCGTGCACGGAGAGGATCAGGCGCATTTCGTCCGGCAGTGCGCTGTTCAGCCGGATCATGGCCAGTTTGATCAGGTCGGCGGCGGATCCCTGGATGAGGGAGTTCACCGCCTGGCGCTCGGCTCCCATCCGCAGGCCGTTGTTCTGGCTGAGGATGAGCGGCAGGCGCCGCTTGCGGCCGAGCAGGGTGCGGATGTGTGCGGGCCGACGCGACCGGCACACTCTGATGACTTCTTCCTTGAAGCGGTAGATCTCCGGGAACATCTTCTGGTGCATCTCCATGAACCGCTTGGCGTCCTTGACGGAGATGCCTGCCATCGAGGCGACCTTGTCCGGGCCCGCGCCGTACACGACGGCGAAGTTGATGCCCTTGGCGACCTGGCGGAAGTCGATGCAGGTGCGGTCGCCTTCCTTGACCCGCCGCATGAACTCCTGCGGGT